CGCAGTAACTATCTAATACAATGAATAACCGCACACCATTACCGTATAGCTTTGCCACTAATAATGGCACTGCTTCCAAACTAAAATTCCACGGCATTGATGCACCTATGCACAGTGCAAGTTGTAACAAGCCAAAACTACCACGCGATACTGTATGTATATCTAAAAGTAAATACAATGTTCACTATCGTGTACAATGGGGACACGATAACTGGAGTTATGTTCAAGTTGATGTTCCTAAAAAACATCAAAATCTAGCAGGAACTGTCTGGTTAACTGGTGGCTCACCGTCCATCGATAAACACAATGATGTCATGGACACAGTAAAATCTTTGCATCCTATGGTTATGCAGTTGTTCAGTTCGTAGCATAATAGTCAGCCCTGTCAGCACACATCGTGTTGGCAGGGTTTTCTTTTGTCCCGAGTCATCATGGCTAGCTTACTATCATACATTCCAATATTCGAATACTTCACAGCTCAAGTCTGTTTATCTATGCGTTCCATATCTGCCTATCCGTTCGTTTATGCACAGGGTGAATCCTTCCCCACAACACGGGGCTCAAGTCAGGATTTTAAGATCCTATGGGGTGAGGAGAGAGGCAAGCATCCGTACAGTTCGGTTCGCTTGTATCACAATCAACTAATTCGTTCCCTCTCGATTCATTACTATTATGGCTACTATCGCTAACTTAATCGCTAAGTCTCAACTCTCCGCAGGTAATCACTCTCTTCGTCTTGTTAAAGCATCACATGATGCTAACAACGGAAGGATTGCCCTTCTCTTCGGTTCCAATGAGCATGAAGGTCTTGCGTCTGAATCAGTAATGCCTGATCAGCTTGATTGGGTGTTGCCAATTTGGATAAGCAAACTCGGTAACTCAGTTTCCTTTGATCTTGAAACTGACTTCGAATCTGATTTTGCCATGCGTGAATCAATCGTTGCATCTCTCAATGATGCCGTTGGTGAGTACTTTGATATGGTTGTCAAAGAAGCTAACCTTGCTCCACTCAATGGTACTAAGCTCTTCAATTGTACCTTCGCCTAACCCATCAATCTTGGGCAGGCAGAGTCCGATCCTCTGTCTGTCCGACAATCATTCATTCCACTATCATGAAAACAAAAACAGCCGTTGATATCAAAACTATATCCTGCACACCAACAACTGAAGAATTCGAAAACTTTCTTTACTACAAATTTAAAGAAAAAATCGAACAACTTGGATGCGATGACCATGTTTTCGCGTTTTACGAAGAAGACATCAAAAAGATCTTCACCTTCTTCTTTTGGGCAATCTGCATCGCAGATGTACATAAACTAGACATGCTTGAATTAAAAAATGTCATCCCTGTAGTCCAATGCGATGGAGAAGACGGATACGACACTCAACAAGATCTTGAACATATATTTATAGAATGCATCCCCGAATGGATGGAAAACCCTTATAACTCGTAAACTTAACTACCAAACGACCTCGATACTATCACGGTATCGGGGTCTTTTTTTGTCCCGAGTCATTATTAAATACAGGCTTGGGCGAAGCTCGGGCATATGTCTCCATTCTTCCCACCTGAAGCCCTCACTTCGCCCAAGCCTAAACAACCAAACTTTACAAAGTCAGTCGCTTCGCTCCGTCATTCAACTGCTTGACCTATCCTCCACTGCCACACAAATTATCTTGTATGAACTGTCAGGGATCTAGGGCGTCCTGTGCCACATCCCAAAACCGAATTCCGAATTCGGTGCGTTATATTCCGTAAGTCACTGCCCATCAGCTTGTTGCCAACTTCGACTTTGACTTCGACGCTTAATTGACGCACATCGCAGGCAGTAGACCACCCCCCACATCCCACGGGGTACCACTATCACTACCACTCACAGTCGCCTATCAATCACAGAAATAAAAAGTAATCTTTTTGAAAGGCGACCCCCCAACCGGTGGTACGGGGGGTACCAAAATAGTACTCTTAGCTAAATTGAGGACTCCTTATGGCAAGTAAGCAAATCACACAACTAAGAGAAGACATCCATCGATTCATTCACGACGATGACTTTGAATCTGCTATGAATGCACTACGGGAGGGTCTAAAAGCCAATCATACCGTGCGTCAAAACCGTGAAGACGGGCAAAGAGGTATTGAATATGTCGAAAGACCTAACCATACGACCCGTTTAACTGCCGCAAAGCTCATGCTGGAGTACGGATTCGGTAAACCTGCCACCAGAGCAGAGATTACAGTTAATGATAACAGCGTAAAATCGATATCAACCGCCGATATCATGGCAAGATTTCGCCAATCAGGCATGGATTTGAACGAAATCGTCGATGTTTACTCCGAATCAGTCGAAGAATCGGCTATTGAGCTCGAAAATCATGAATGATTACGAATTAGAGGAGCTTTTGAAGCAGCCTTATAACGCTGATGATGTAAATCCGGTCGAAACTCAGGATAAATCAGATTCATGGGACGATTCTCAGTATTATGAGACTCTTTTACCTATGCTTCAGGAGTATGAGGCCTACAAACCTAAAACCTACATCCCTACACCTAACGACAAACCGACTATTGGCTATGGTCATACCGGAAAACATGCAAAACCTGGCGCAATTATGGACCAAGATACTGCAATTGATGTTTTACGCGAGGATGCAAAAGCCAGAACAGGTGTAATTGAGAGTAAAATCCCCGGATTTAGAGAATTACCCCTTGATGTAGCCGTTCAACTCGGACAATCCGCTTTTCGTGGGGGTATAACCGGCAGCCCTAAGACAATTCAGCTTATCAACGCTGGAGATTTACAGGGAGCATCCAAAGAATTTTTGAATAACCGCGAATATAAAACCGCCGTTCAGAGTGGTAGACCAGGTATTCGTAAGCGCATGGAAGCTGTTTCCGAAGCATTGTCCAAACCGGGCACTGGAGTCAGCCCAGCTGCGAATATGAAAGCAGGAAATTTATGAAAAAGAAAAAATTAGAACCAATCGAGCAATTCGAGAACGAGGTAAGTTCCTTATTTGTACGCTGGTGGGAAGAATCCGATTTGGACGAGGACGAAATGGCTCATGCTGCAATTAGTGTGATCGAACGATTCTGTGATACCAGTGTTGAATTCGAAGCAGATTTCGAAATCGAACTTGAGGACGACGAATAATGCACAGCCTCGAAGAGATAAAATTTATGAACTCGCCTACCGAAGTAAAGCGTCGTCAGGCAATAGCCAGGAGAATGAACAATGCCAGCCAGAAAGAAAAAGAGCGCCAAAAAAACTAAGAGCAAAAAGGACGCATGCTACCACAAGGTAAAAGCATCGTACAAAGTATTCCCTTCAGCCTACGCCTCAGGGGCTATAGCCAAATGCCGTAAGCGTGGGTCCGGAAAGAAATAGCCATGGCTGTTAGAAAGACAGCAAAGGGCGCAGCCTTAAAGCGCTGGTTCAAGGAAAAGTGGAAGGACGAAAAAGGGAACCCGTGTGGATCAGCAAAAAACAAGGGTGTAAAGAAGTGTCGCCCCAGCAAAAAAGTTTCAAAGAAGACTCCGGTTACCTGGAAAGGTGTCGGCAAGCGTAAGGCTTCCGTTGTAGCGGAGAAGAAGAGGGTAGGTATGGGCAAACGAACATCATCAATCCGAAAGAGAAAGACCAAAAAATGACAAGTTGCGGAACCAGAAAGAAAAAAACCAGAAAGAAAAAAGGTTATGGCAAGTAAGAGAAAGCCTAGTAAACCGATCCGAAAGACCACCAAGGGAAAAGGAGCTAATTACAGATCCGTAAAAGCGGGTGCTGGTATGACAAAGAAGGGTGTAGCTGCTTACCGACGTGCTAATCCCGGATCTAAATTGAAAACTGCTGTTACTGGCAAGGTAAAGAAAGGGAGTAAAGCGGCTAAGCGTCGCAAAGCTTTTTGTGCCAGAAGTAAGAGTTGGACGGGTGAGCGCGGTAAAGCTGCTCGTCGTAGATGGAAGTGCTAATGAATATATACACAGAAGATGAACTGCGAATGAAACTCGCAAACAAAGAAAACCAAATCGATGAGCTTCTTGTCGTAATCGACACGGCTCAGGCCGCATTGCGAAGGGCGGAATCTGCGCTCGAGGGTGAAGATAAAGAACATGTAATTAACCCTAGTGCAAAATGGGTGATGAACTTCAAAATTTAAACGATGCCGATCAGCTTGCTGACCTCATACGGATTGATCCGGAGGTCTGGTTTAGCACATTCGCCGTCATTAAGGATAAACGGGGCAAAGATATTAAGCCCAAGCCGAATACGCTCCAGAAGCGGATGTTCGCTCACTACCGTCAATGCCAAATCGAGGATAAGCCATGCAAAATGATCATTCTAAAACCAAGGCAAAAAGGCGCGAGCACTTGCGCCCAGGCGCTCACATACCATCATATGCGCAAACACGAAAGCTTAAGCGGGAGTCTGATGGGGGACATAAGCGGGACGAGCGACAAAGTGTTCGAGATTTACCGAAGATACGCGGAAAATGACATATTCCCATGGGATCCTAATGGATCCAGTATTGATGAAGGGGGTAACTTAGCTGATTTAATTAAGTTAAGATCAAAAAGCCATTATGGAAAAGAGACCGCAGGCTCCAAAAATGCGGGTCGAAGCGGTACGATCCAGGTGGGTAATATGACTGAGGTTGCATTCTGGCCTATGCAGGGTGAGCGTGACCCCGCTCTTGGATATCTTCAGTCTTTATATGATGGCGATAATGTATCTTTGGTTGTTGCTGATTCCACACCGAATGGCCCGAATGGCTGGTTTTATAGAACCTGGGTGCAGGACAATGAATGGGCCAAGATATTTGCCGCCTGGTTCGAATTTGAGGACTCAGTTGTACCTTTCAATTCTGACTCTGAGCTTCAGGATTTCAAGGACAGTATGACCGAGGATGAGAAACAGGAGATGGAGCGTTTTAATGTAAATTACGAACAGCTTCAATGGAGAAGACGGGTTCTTCAGGATAAGTGCAACGGTGATTTAAGTAAATTTAGACAGGAATATCCATCGGATCCGGACGAATGTTTTCTGATGTCATCCCGACCACGCTTCCATGTTGCGAATGTGGAAAGCATGATAAAAGCCTGTACTGATCAGACCCATAGAATTGGCAATCTTTCCGTCCAGGGAGAGGCAAAATCCGCATCTTTTCAACCCGATCGTGCGGGTATGTGGAAGATATATGACCAGCCCGAGTATGATTCCAAGTATTTGATCTCTGTTGATACCTGTACAGGTGAAGATCAGCAGACTCAGGGTCTTGCGGCTGATCCTGATTTCCATTCAGTCCAGGTTTGGCGTGCTCCCTTTGAGGATTGGCATGGAAACTGGCATGTTCCGCGGATGGTGGCATTGCATCATAGCCGTGTTGATATTGGAATCCTGGCGCATGAGGTGGAAGCAGCAGCCAGATTCTATGGAAATGCATTCATTATCCCGGAAGTTAACAATTCCGGCTTGGCACTATTAAAATATCTTCTGGAGATGGGATTATCTGTTTATAGGAGACGAAAATATAACGATTCCATGGGTATGGTTGAAAAAAGTTTTGGGTGGAGTACGGACAAAATCACTAGAAAAACGGTAATAGACCATTTGGCTTCGGAAATTATCGAAGAAAATGTGGATATACCCGATCCCGATGTACTAAAAGAGTTCAAAACCTTCATAATTAATGATCGGGGTAAGCCCGAGGCTGCTCCCGGGCATCATGATGATCATGTTTTGGCCGCGGCGATTGCGATTTACAACATTGACACTGCAACGACATTTAAAGCCCCGAAAAAGAAGAAAATAAGCAATCGGATGCTTCAGAAGAATCCCAGCATGATGTGCCCGGATGGATTTATGCGAGCACCTTTAGGAGCTATTAAGAAGAATTACAAGCGGTTGATGCCGTAAATTGCCCTAATTACTCTTTTTTCTATGGCTATTAAGTTTAAAGATCTATCCGAAGAGCAGCGAAAAAAACTTGCAGGCGATTACGCCCGAAAAATCATTAAGGCTACCGAAGGAGAAGGAGCTTTAGGTTTTATGGGGATAGGTACTAATGAGGGAGTTATAAAAAACATTGGCAAGGATCTACAGCGTATAGGTAGCTCAGATATGGTAGATCTGATCAGCGAAGAGGTTGGCAAGCTAAGCAACGGTCATTCTGGTCTAAGAGATTTACTTTTGTCTGAGTACAGCGGTGACCCTGAAGACGCCGTAATGAATGCTTTTGGGTATCCTACTGACGATTTTTTTGGTAGCTCTGCGCAAGAGTATGAAACAGATGATCCAAACAAATCAAACTATGATAAGTTTAGTTTCGATGGAAGTGTAAAGACGGAGGCGGATGAGCATGGTACTAGAGAGAAAGCGGATTATTCTGTTTCAGACCCGGGTACTGGTGATACAGTTGTAGATCCTGAGGCAAGCACGGACTATAAACCAAAAGATGGACAGGAAGAACCAGCCTCGAAACCAACTTCGATACCGATCGCCCCGTCCAACCAGCCAACCAGTCGACCAAGTTTAGATAACCCTACTGAAGGAACATCAGCAGATGTAAGAAGGTCTTATCAAAATATGCCCGACTATATATCGGTTCCTGGGACAAACACCAAGCAACCTAACAGGGCAAAACAGCAGCTACAAACAGAGGGGAATCGTCTGCTCAGGAATGAAATTAATGAGAGGATCAAAGCAGATAAAGAAAGTGCTAGAAAAGCCATGGAGTATAAAAGGCTTGATGCAATCAACGATCAATACCGTGATATTTTTTCAAAATCTTCTAAGGATCGTTCAGCCGAAGATTGGGATATGTTGGACCGCGATCAAAAGATCAAACTGATTAAAAACTACAACGAGAACACAAGACGTGCTGAGGAAAACGCAAAAACTAAACAGGCTAGTGGAGTTATAGGAGGTGCATACGAAACTCCTAATATCACTTTACAGGACCTAGAAGTTGATCAAGTTCGTGATTTTACACAAAACTCGCTAATCAGTCCTGAAGTAAAAACTCAAGCTACTCAAATTTACGATGATCTTGCGGCTCCGTACAGAAGCCCAATGACCGAGTTAGAGACCCTAAACACAAGCCCTCTAGATGATGCCGCTAAGCAAGCAGCACTTCCGCCAGGTTTACAGAAAAACTACCGCCCGCGTAACCCCAGTATAAATCCCAACATAACAGCAA